ATCAAATATTCTAGTAACATATCCTAAAGATCGCAAAAAGCCAACTAGGCCTCCAATATGGTGACCAGTTGGGCTCATTGCTTTGAGCAGGGAAAAGCTACGAATTAACATATTCATAGCATCAATCACCATAATGTGATCATTCAGCTCTCGGGGTGGGGTCTGCTTTAAGTTCTTTAATATTTTATCGTATGCCACTAGTCTAGTAAATTAGTAGTAATTTTCTCTTCTTCTAAATCTCCTTCTTCAACTAGATCGAAATCTAAGCTACCAACTAATTTTAACCAGTGTTCTTTATGAGCATCTCTATACTTATCTATAGCTTTCTTATCGTCTGCTATAAAACCATGTTGCGTCATAACTATTCTACCTCTAGACTGTACTCCTCCAATATGATTCTTTTCTATCTGAACGTTAGTTCTTTTAGCAAACTCTACTTGCATACCGTTTTTAATAGCTTTAATTTTAGACGTACCTGGGTTAGTAATATTACCAAAGGTAACTACTAAGGTTGCATCATACCACATAGACATACCACCTTTATTTTGTAATTTAGGCATACCCATTGGGTGCTCTGGTTTCATAGTCCATACTTTATTAATTGCTACTAAAGTATTTGTATAAGGAGAATTTTCTTTCCTAGATAGAAGAATCTTTTGATTTAGGTTATTTCCAAACTGAGTAGACATAGCTCCTGCATTCCATTCGTTATTATTCTTATTAGAACGAACTGATAAATCACAAGGAACAGACCCAATAGAGTCCCATAAGAAGCACATATCAAAAGGAAGATTTCCTTTTGCTTGTTCATCCATAAGATCTGCTATATATACTGCTACATCTTCTATAGTATTTAAAACACCTCTATCAGTATATAAAAAATGACCTTCATAATCAGTGATAGTACCGTTTTTATCAGTTACTTCGCTAACTTCTAGTCCCATTTCTTTAGCATGTTCCCATGACCACTTCATCTCAGTAATAATAAAGACTGGGAGAATGCCCAATTTCTGAGCACTCACCGCAGCTTCAATTAGGGCAGTTGTTTTGCCCGTATCACTGTGTCCTCTTAAAAGAGAAATATGCCCGGTAGGTATACCGGGTAGGGAAGTAATATCTTGAAAAGCTTTTGATAATGGTATCCAACCTTGTTCTTTAAACTTTACAGAAGAGTTTGAAAACCCTTTTTTTTTCTTAAAATTGCTTAAGTTGAACGACTTACGTACTGCAGAGGTCGCTCTTTGTTGTACTTCTTTTTTGTTTGCCATTACTCATTAAATAAATCATCAAACTTACTAACTGTATCTTTGTTGCCAGCAGTAGCTGTTTCCAAAGTAAAGTCAGTCTTTTGAGGACTTCCTGAGCTTTCTGGCGTACTTGATTCCGAACCTGCAGCTGGAGCATTCTCCTCTGCTGATCCAGGATTCAAATAATTCTGAAGTTGTTTTTTAATAAAATCATAATCGTATTGAGAATGAACCTCTACCGGATTAGGTTGAGTTTTTATCCAAGAATCAACTAATTCATTATTATCTGATAAAGGTGATTGTTTTGGTTTAATTCTAACCGAAGTAGTAGGGTAAGGGTTACCTTGTTGTTGTTCAACAATCATATCCCAACCATTGATTACGTCAGTAAAATCACCTACATCTTCATCTTCAGCTAATGCTAATAATGCTTTGTAAATGGTAATACCAAATCCCCATAACCTTACACCTTTATCTTCTTCACCTCTTACTATAACAGGTGCGAAAATTCTAGTCTTAGGGTTAAGTTTCCCTGCTAATGACCAATTATCCTTATCTGAAGTCTTTTTAAGCTCCTTTACAAACTCTTCTATAGGGTCTTGCTTACCGAAATTCGATAAAGCTACCATTGGGTACTTCCCTATACCGTAATGAAACTTTAACTCTTTAAAAGGAAAAGTGGGATCAAAAGCCGATGGAACAATTCTTACTGTCTGTTTACCTAATTCAGGTCTCCAGAAGATTTTTGTGTAATCAGTTTTCTCTTTTTGCTGATTACTGTTGTTTAAGGCATCTAATTTTGCCTTGATCGCATTTAAATCCATAATATAACTTATTTTTAATTATAACGTTTAATACAATATAGGTAATAATATTCTATTATCCAACTATATCTCTAAAATTTTGTATAATTTTGTGTTTATTCTTTTGAGATCTGGGCCTTTGGTAAGAAGTATACAATTTCTGTAATCTGTCCAGCTTATTTTATAGGTAGTATCTAAGACTCCTCCATTTAATTCTTTAATTAAAGTATTTAAAGCATTGATAGTATATAGAGTATTAGATTCTTTCTTTCTATGGACTAGAATTGTATTTTCTAAAAAAGCTCCTACATTGCCAAAATCTACATTATAAGTACAAATATACTCATCTTGACTCTTAGAGTAAAGGACGAATATTTTATTATAAATTATCTTATAACGTTCTTGAATTTGACCAAGTACGCTCTCAAGCGAATCTTCTGTAGCAAAAGTACAGAACAGTTTATTACTCATATCTTCGTTTAAATATAAAGGTTCTAAATCGTAATCGAACCTGGAGGCTATAACATTTGCCATTTTATATAAATATTAAACTGTTTTACAAAACTAAATTATTGGAATATTTAAACTTTATTGGGTATTTTTTACCTTCTTCTAGTATACTTTTAATATCCTCTAAAGTTTCTTTTCCATCTTCTTTACAAAAATCAAATAAAATAGCATCATACGTGTATAAAACTATTTTTGATTTCTTATCTCTTAAGTACTTGAGTACTTCTTTTAATATAAGTATATTTCTTGAAGTTTCCAACGATTGCATAACATAATTCATTAATTTCTGTGGATGCATGTCTTTTAACTTATTAGTAAAGGGTTTTTCACTGATAGGAGCTTTTATTTCTCCTTTCTTTTCAAACTCTTTCCATAAATCTTGAATAAACTTATTTACTTTTACAAAAACATCTAAAAATGCATGCTCTTCTGGTATCTTACCGTAGATAGCTTGAAAATTTATCTGTTTAGCTTTACTATATTCATCATCTGTAATTTCTTCTTTTTCAAAGTATAACTTTGCTAACTGTTTATGAGCGGATTCATTAGTAAGTGGGTAATTAATTTGGTCGCAAAGTAACCGCAAGTGGTAACCGTCAAAGTCAAATTCCACAAAGTAATCATTTTGCGGCTTGAATGCTTTTCTATGGTTTTCAGAGTGAGGAATAGCAGCATAATTAACACTATTAAAAGAGTTAGTAGGTCTAGATGTAATATTATATAGGTTATAATAAGTTAAAACTGTATTATCTATAGTATTATATGAAGGATTACGAGGTTTAAATAATTCATTATATGCTTCATAGTAAACTCCTAATCCGGTCTGTTCAATTAAGTAGAAAACATTAATACCGGTTGTATTATAGAAATCGAATCCGGTAGGTATTTTATACTTTACTATAGCTTTAACTTGATCGTATAGTTTTTCACAAGATTCATATAACTTAGTAATAGGAATCAATTTATTTATTTCTATAAAGTCTCTATTCTTATGGTAAAAGTAGTTTATAGTAGAGTTTTCTTTAGAGTATTCTAACCTTTCAAATTTCGTCATTGAATATAGTAAAGAAAGATCGATTGCTCCCTGTATATTAAAGTGATATAGCAATTCTTTCTTATCAACTGTATAAAGAGTACTAAACTCCTGTAGAAGTTCGTAGACACGTTCTTTAGTAACATTTAAGCCTTCTTCATGATCTATGGGAATGATAAAACCATGTTTACTATCAACTGGTCTTAAGTAAACTGCTATAGTACTTGCTAACTTAGGATGGTAGTTATCGTTAGAAGATATAATATGAACAAAAGCTCCAAATCTAGCTAAGTTTTTTAAACGATCTAACTGATATTCTGTTTCTGATATGTAAAACACTCTATAACCTTTTTAATAATATAAGTAATTTATTTCAAATTACCAACTAATAGCCAGAAGATCCTTTTTCTTCTCTAATAAACTGGTAGTAGTTTTTAAAGTAATCTTTTGGAAAATCTATTACAGATTGATTCATAACTGTTTCTTTATTTCTAGCTGCTGAACCAAAATAAATGTAAGGTCCTTTATTAATATTTTCTATAGGGCTAGTTAATAACCATTCTAACTCTAGACTAGTAATATAAGGAAATCTTTTTAAAAAATCAAATTTTTCTTTTTTTACTTCTATAATTTTTTTAGATCTTTTATCTTGTAAAAAGTATCTTATAAAAAAACCATTATTATGATTTGCTTCTGTTGGTTGAATATACTCTCCTGTAAATTCTTTTTTAGGTACTTCGTCAGTTAATTCATGATTTGCTACTGATAAAGATATAGTATTATTAGAAGGTTTTTTACCTGCAAAAAAATTACCTGCTAAATCAGAAAAGTACCACCCTTTATAAAAAGTACCATCTTTTTTTTCAAGTTCATTACCTCTTGTATATTTTGGTTCGCTATATTTTGATAATGGTATATACATAGTTTATGACAATTTATAAGGAGCTTTTATTGGATCAATTAATGCTTCATTATATTTTATTTCAAAATGTATATGATTTTCCATAGGTGTACCGTATCCTGGCCAAACTTCTGGTAATCCATCAGAGTCTGTTATAAAACTACCATCAGAGGTTTGTTTTGGGTACCCATTAATCATATCTGCTGAATAAGCAACTGTTTGTCCTGCTTTTATTTTTCCTTTGTAAAAGTCAAATACTGAACCTATTGGTATGACGGGTTTAATTTGATTCAATAGGTAAACTTCTTTA